GTATCGTGGTGTATGTCGTAATGGTCCTAAGTGATAAATAGCATGAGCGTGAATGTAATGAGTGCGTGATTGTGAATCTTAGTTAGTAATCGCCTACAATGGCTCTCTACTGTGCTCTAGGGCTCAGTATACCTATTAACTGTTAGAGGGGCCTTAGAGAGGCTTCTAGGCATGGCTGAGAGCGTTTTAACGGTGCTGTCTAACTGTTATAGGGTGGCCAGACAGATAACTTGATATCTAGCTATACTTGTACCTTATCATCCAATGCTAATCAATAACAATAACTTATCACTGTACCTAACTAACTCATCGCTTATTGCGATTCATTCTCAATAAGGCGTAACTATAGATGATGACAGTACTGACAGTACACATACGCTAGGCGTCCTTGATCGCAACTCCTTGCCACTGGTATTCTCAATAGCTCCGTCCTGATGAGAAACAATCAAACAGTGCTCGGGATATCAACAGTGCGTCCCTGTATATAAGGAGGGGGTACTGGGGGGAATTGCGAGGCCCTCTGGCGATATAAGGCTTGTTAAATTTATGTCAAAAATTAAAGGGACTTCCTGAGAGCCCCTGTAACGCCCCCTTTGGCAGTTAAACGGCTAAGACAGCACAGACATTAGGAAGGTGCTCTTGCAGGAGCTTGTAGACACCTGTAGCGATGATCCTGTGCTCCTCCTGAGTGCCGTTAGCGCACCGCAGTTGACAGTAATGAATCCAGGACCGGATAGTGCCGTTCATATACAGTCGAGTAGGTGTAGCTAGGGGTAGTACTTCACGGGCACATTCCTTAGCTACCCCAAACTCTAACAACCTATCATACAACTTCTCAGATTCAACAAAGTGTCTAGCTATCTCAGTCTTTAACCCCTGTACATCATACGGGTCTAAGTCATCAATACTATTCTGTCGATTCTTAGTATCTTGTCTACGAAGGTTTGGTACTACCCCACTACCCATTACCTCAGCGTATCTTTGGGAGAACTCCTGGAAGCTAAATGACCTATGACGTAGGATCTGTGCAGCTATACTACGTGTGGTGTTAATCTCTACACACATGTTTACCATCTCAAACGGAGACCAATGCTTATGCTCGATTAGATACCTAATGAGTCGTTGAGAGGTCTCAGTGTTGTTTTGATTAGCTGGGTTACTTACACGAGCCATATAGGCTATAAGCTCTTCAGCGTTAGGAGTGATGTGTACGAACTTTACTTGGTGGATGGTCATCAATTAGGAGGTAAGTTTAACGGGTGTTGAGGGTCTTTAGTCCAAAGCTTTGTATAGACAAGCCATCGTTCAATGGTTGAAGACATTTCTGCTGACCAATGCACACCATCTTCATCAACAGCATCCAGGTAGTGGATTCTTGTTTTAGGATCTATAGTTCGTTCCACATGAACAAACTTAACTTTGGTGATCATTTTGGTAGATAGATGTGGCAGTGATGTCGTCGTATGCAGTAGGGATATAACGATTCCTAATTTTTACCAAATACTCGTTATCGTAATAATTATTTGACACACAAACTTGTTTTTGTTCATTATGTGTCTTAGGGTGACGGAATTGAGTACGTAATGGTTGCTTACGATATGTTCTACTCATACGTTAACGGAGATGAGGAGAGAGTTAATAACAGTAGTGACGGGAGTGAGAGCTTCGCTCCTCTCACAGTACTCACAGTATTAACCTTAATAGTTAGTTAGTGGAAGTTTGTGTCTTTGGGGGTTAGTAGTTCTTGTAGAATGTCCTTTCCCAGGGACATTAATAAAGAGGAAGATGTGTCTCGATAGAGGCATGTCTTCCTCCCTTTCGGAGGAGTGGTCCACCCTCCACTCCCCCTGGACGGGTGGGATCTGCCTAAACCCAGGTGGGGACTGAGCTTTTTGTCTTACCTCTAGCCTTGCGTCTTTGCTCTAAATTCATGCCCATGACAAGGTGATTTGTAGCAGCTACTGGGTCATCCATAAAGGTCTCTAGTATATCACTCCACTCCTCTTGCTTACGCATCTTAACAGCTTCATAGGCACTAATAGACATAGCATCTGTGAAGTACTTAACACCTTGAGCTAGTGAGTCTAATCTGTCGTCGTGCTTAACTGCACCCTTCTCACGACACATCCTAGACATTTGGTAGAAGAGCATATAAAGGAGTCTTTCCTCAGGTGCACCATCTTTATTGGAGTTATAGTCCCACTCAACCACTGACCTATCTACGATAAGCCTATGTTGGTTCATAACTGGTTCTAGGGCATCAATGATACGGTCTTCTTTACGTACATTAGCCCGTACTTCCTCTACATCTATTGCTTGTTTAGTTTGCTGCAGGTGCTTCTTAAAGAGCTCTGCGACGATACCATCTCCGAAGTTTGTTTCGATGAGTAATTTAGTAACATTGTACCGCTTACACCCACGCAAGATGTCAAGAAGTGTATTGTCGCTATAACCGTCGCGATAAGCTCGTACTTCGTGAACGTAGAGAAATCCATTCCTTTGTGAGATGTATGTAGCAGCTGTTTCATCAGTACCCCTACCTGAGGGGTCTACTGAGCAGATCGTTTCTGTGTACGGACCCCATTCCCCTTGTAGTTGCATCGGGGAGTAGAAGTAATCACCTGGTAGGCCAACTGTAGGCAGATCTTTGAGAGTATTACGAGGGTCACTGCACCACACAACAGCATCAGGTGCCTGTGTAGGGTTAACACTTGTAACTACCAAGTCACTAAATTTGAGTGGGAACTTTTCTGCATCACTAAGTGCCGTATCTAATTGGAACTGTAGCATGAAGTTACTACGACCCATAGCAGCTTCACGCTCTACTAGGTCTTCACCAGTGAAGCGATCAGGGTCAGTAGGTGTCCATTCCTCAACACCATTGTCTATATCTTCTAGGATTTGTGGAGCTAGGAGACTTTCATACTGTGATAGCTTGTCTTTGCGTGGGTAACGAGATGGCCACACAAAAGGACGATAGTTACGTTCAGCTAGCTTACGATAAATGGTAAAGGTAGTCTGTGGTGTACCGAGGTACATAATACGACTATCTTTCTTTGGTGTAAGAATAGACTCAGCCTCAGTACATAGCTGTAGTAACTTCTCCCTCATCATTTCAGTCATACTATTACCTGGTACCTCCACGTCATCAAGAATCATCAGGTCTGCACGTGATCCAGTTAGCTGACCTGTGATACCAACAGACTTAACGGATGGTGCTTGGTGAGGCGAGCAGTTAACATCAAAGCTAATACGACTCCACCTAGCTTCATCACTCTTTGGTCTCAAATGTGATAGCCAAGGTGTCTCAATGATTAGCTTCTGTAGGAAGATCGACATGTTATCAGCACGCTCCTTAGAGGCTGAGATAATCATGATCTTCTTCTCAGCATCATTGAAGAGTGTCCACAGCACAAAGGCTCCAGTAATCCAGCTCTTACCAACCCCTCGGAATGCTTGGATCTGTAGTCGTTTAGGACCGTGTTGTAGGTAATCAGCGATGGCGTACTGTGCTCGTGTTGGTGATGGTAGATCTAGTTGTCCCCACAGTGCTTGGAGGAAGAGCTTAAAATCGCTTCTAAGGGCCGTTAAAGTGTCCATATGGTAGAATATACGTAAAGGCACCTAGAGGCCCCTTGTAGAGGCTCCTAGGCACCAATGGTGGAGGAATAGTTAGATGTCGCGCTTACCAAAGATACGATCAAACGCACTACGAACTGGATTAACGATAAAGTATTGAGCTTCGTTAATCAGATCAATGTTCTTGGATTTAGGCATTGCTTTAAGTTGTGCTACACCAGTAGGGGTGTTAGCCATTACTGCCTTTGGTTTAGGTATCAATTGATCTATTTGAACCGGTTTTGGCTTAGGTGCTCTAGCTTTATCAATGATAACATTAGCGATATCAGCTGCCGTTGAAACTGCTTCTCCAGGTATAGCGGTAATCGGGTTATATGTTGCGACATCAGCTACAGAGGAAATACCAGCAAGTGCAGCTTGGGCAATATCAGCAGGATCCCGCGTTTGCTGAGCAATCTGTGCCCTACCAGCAGTTTCTGCAGCACTAGCAGCAGTACCAAGTGGACCTAAAGCTGCAATGCCTCCAGCAGCCATAGCAGTCAATGCTGCTCTGTTTGGCATTAAATTAGATTTAGGTTTTACAGCAGTGCTCTTAATTTCAGCTAACTTTTCATCAACAGCAGGTTGAACTTGCTCAAGAAAAGTTAAAGCTGGTACTAACCTTTCATTAAGAGTGTAGTTCTTAAAATTAAGAAGTGGTTTGCCTGTTTTAGGTTCAATAAAATTGTTTTTAGTCCACTCGTGAATAGCAGAATGTTCAACCTTTTTGGCGGCTTCTAAATTCTCTTCAACATTGCCTAAAGGAAACCCTTCATCAACAAACCACTGAGCCAGTTCTTTCGTTTCTTTTGGATTAAGACCTTCAAAAAACGGAGCATATACGGTAACAATACGCTTATGGTGTTCTTCTAATCCAGAACCTTTAGGTGCAATTACACCTTTTCCATAAACGTTTTCTCCAACAGTTTGGGATGTAGCTGCAGCTTGGCGTTTAGCGTTGTACTTTGTCCGTTGAGCACGTCTACCAGCCCTATCTTTACGTTTAGCTTTGCCTTTGTCAAATTCAATCTTATGCGTTTCAGCAGACATACCTTCTGGATATCCCCAGCTAGAAATCATCTGCTGTACACCAAATTTACCTTTGACGTAATCCGCATTAGCTCTTTGTTGCCACTCTTCCCACGACAAACGTTTTTGTGGAGCCATAATCAGCTCCCAACAACACTAGACCCGCCCTTGTCTTGAGCATTCTTACGCTTACGCTCTTCACGTTCCATGATCATCCGTTGACGTTCACGGCTCATCATGTCTTCACGACCAGCACCACGGTTCTGACGAGTTTTAGCTTTTGCCTTAGGTTTATCTTCCTTTTGCTTAGCCTTGTATTCACCATAGGCAGGTCCCATATACTCCTTACCATTAGGGGCATCCTTAACGGTAGCTGAACCACTCCTAACTCTAGTCATGTCATCAGATGTAATGTTGCTACGTCCTTGACGACGACTCATTGAAGCAGCTTCCATCCTAGCCACGTCACCTTTAATACGTTCAGCAACAGAACCGCGATTCTTGTCCTGATCCTTTCCTTTGCGCATGATAGCCATAATTAACGAATGTGTGATAGAATTAATGTTTCCCTATTGGTAGGACCAAACGTGTCCCTCATCCATTGTAGCCAATTGCTACTTCCTTTAGCCTGATTGCATTTCCTACAGCTGGGTACCAAATTTGAAGTAAGGTCTTCGCCACCAAGACACTTAGGGCGAACGTGGTCAAGTGTAAGTTCATGTAATTCATAAGTTTCTCCGCAGTAGACGCATTGACAATTAAAGTATTCCTTAATTGCACGACGGTGTAGCCTTTTTGCTTCAGAGCTTGTCATCGTTATTAGGTTGTGGAGGTAGTGATCAGGACTAGGAAGTAGTGGTGTCACATTACTGGAATGGAAGGGTAATGCCGAAGATCTTCAATGGAGACTGTTTCTTTACAGCAGTCTGTGGCTTAGGCATCGGTTTAGGTTTAGGTGCAGCAACAGGGTAAGCCTGGTCTAACTGTCTAGCGTAGTCAACTCTACGTTCATTGTGAGGCTCACCAGGTCTAAAGTATGTACGACTGAAATACAAAGCAGCGTCTTGTGGAGAGATGCCTTTAGGGGCTTGCTCAAAGGACCTTGTATAGCCGATTAGGGAATTACCATTAGGGTCATAATCACCACGATACTCCTTAGCAACGTATTGCAGTTGAGCATCAGGGTTATTCCTATTTGGATAGCGACTAGCCCATTGTTCATACGCTTGACGCCTAGCACCAGTAAACTGCCCGATACCTCGCCCCTCAGCTCTACCTTGTTCAACCACATCAAGGTTGCTGAGGTCAGCAGAGCCAGTCTCTTGTATTAAATTAGCGGTAAACCCAATGGCTTGTTCCCTACTTAATTTAGGGATACGACCATTACTCCACTTAGACATAGTACCGTCAGTAAGGAGCTTAATGGTACGTGCAATCTGTGGAGACGGTTTAATCTTTAACGGTTCAGCCATACTTCTTACCCTTACGTGGGCGGGTACGGTTAGCTTTAGGAGATTCTAATTTGCCTTTATTGGGTCCAGTATGGGAAGCATCCATACCATCACCATTACCATAAGTACCAAGCTTACGGTTTAACTTATTAGCATCAGTACGGATCTTAAGACCCTCTTTTGTCTTGTTGTATTCAGCTTGTTGCTTAAGACGTTTAGCCTTAGCTTTAGGGTTATTCTTGTAATAATTAGACGTACGACTTGCCATACAACCTCTTTTGAATGAGTTCAGGATCTACCTTGGGCATAATGGTGGCAAGTTTATCAAGAGGGTTGCCGTCATAGGCGACACCACTGATATCGTTCTTGGATAGCCAATCACAAGCTGCCTTTAGATCAGCAGTACTGGCTTCACCAGATTTAATCCGATTAAGCAGCTCTTGGGTAACCATGTTATGGAGTTCATTGAACATGTCCTCCGTTGCTTTCTTGTTAGCCATTTCTCAATACAATCTGATCTAATTTATTTTCGATGCGAATCATGTGATCCTCCATCTTTTGTAAGGCAGTAGCTAGCTCCTGACGTGGTACATATTTCTCAGCAAATCTAAGTTCTATACCATCAATACGTTTGTCGATTTGATCCATACGTGAATTAGATCTGCTATGAATTGCGGCAATGCCACCACTGACCCCGATAACTAAAGACGCAACGCCTGTTATGACGGCTTCAATCATTTTCTTTGGTTAATGATATTAATCAATTTAGTGCTATAGTCGGGATCAGTGGCATACCCCTCTTTGACTAGTAGTTTGCAACACTCCTCTACGGAAGTTGCTCGGTTAACTCCTTTATAGTTTTTGTAGTCCTTATACCAGCGTTGCACCAAGTACGCCACACAAGACTGTAGATCAGGGAAGTCGATAAACCCAGCCCTAATGGTTACCCATTGACCATTAAGGAACTCTTTTGTTTCGTGATCAGTCCCAGATCCCTTGAGTCCAAAGTAGTTATGAGTACCAGAGGTGTGCTTACCCCAACCACTCTCCAATGCCCATTGAGCTGCTACAACTTGAGGAAACTTAGCACCTACCTTAGATGCGGCAGCTATAACTCCCTCCCAGGTGTTGGAAACAGGAGCTATGGGTTGCGGTGTAGTGGTCGGTCTAAATGTCATGAACCATCCAGTTCCTTGACCTTCTACTTCCCAACGCTTAAGCCAGTTCTTCCAGGAGTAACGCACGTCCTTACCACCTGAGCCAATGGTGACATAACCACCGTTGATGTTATCCATCTCGCCATATGGGTCATGGAAGACACCACGTTCCCCATCATCACCGATGAGTAGCATCCAGTGACCACCACCCATAGGAGCAGTAGCAGGGCCTTTGTGTAGGATACCAGTAGCAACTGGGTAGCCAGCCTTTAGCTCATTGATAAGGGATTGCTTCGTACCTTTTTGATAAAAGGATGCAAACACTCCATACTGCTGACAAGCTTTGATGTGTGATTTGTATTCAGTTGTGTCTCCGTACTTCAGTACTGTACGAAGGTAATCATCATCTGCATTACTACCTTTAAGCGCATCAGGACGGAGATACTTGATAGCCATAGCACATGTTGAGCTAAAGCACATCCGATCTCCGTGGCCTGTTGCACTATCTGTCTGAGGGTAGTACTGCTTAACAGGCAGCAGTACCATAATTACCTGCCTCTAAAGGTGCGACGAATCCGACGAATCGTGTCATCTTCAGTACGGTGCTTGCTGAAATAAGCAGCAGCCATAGAGATCGCCTGAGTAACGCTGTTGGCACGGCGCTTTTTCGTTACACCTAAATATTCAGATGCAATGAAAAGGATGAAAAAGCCAAGCGTCTCATAGGACACTTTAATACCAAGAATAGTGATCATGGTTGTTCAAAACTAAGGGTATCGTTACCAGCCTCAGGGACAATAACTTCCCAGACATTAAACTCAGGACCAGTGACATAAGCAGCAAGCTCATCAGTGGTCGTTGTAGCCTTCAGCAAGGCCTCCTTTTCGTTACTTAGGGCACGTAGTTCGGAACGACGGTCAAGCACGCTCTGAGGGGCTGCTACGCCTGTCTCAGAAGCCCTGGTGATGTACCAGTCAGTTTGGGAAAGAAGAGAGCCTGCGGTCTGCTTCACTTGACCGACCCATTGCTCTACAAGTTGAGCGTGGTCCTTAGGGATGCCTGTATCCCAGTAGAAGCGTTGGTCTACCGGGATTGGGTCGGGCTCTTCGGTGATGCCAATAGCAGCACGTTCCTCAGGAGAGGCTAGGCGTAGCCAGTTATTGGGGTATTGGGTGCCATCGTGGGTAAATGCCACGTCTGGACTCAAAGGTTTTCCATCAAGAATAAACATATGTTCTCCGTATTAGCGGGCGCGGGCGTATTGGAAGGGCGATTCGGCGAAGGCGGCATAGATGTAGGTGGCGCCAGAGGCGTTCCAGTCAGTATCCGTATTCCTGACCTTGAACCCGTTCGAGAGAATGTCGATTGCATCGGCACTGCTTTCTGCCGAAGAAAAGTTTGTCCACAAACGAGTGTTGGCTGCGTTATAGGGATCCCTTGCGGCATCTCGAATTGACCATGCAGATACGTCTGATGTCTTCTTCTGTAAGACGTAGCGAGGGCGGAAACCACAAAACACAAACGGCCCATCCGCGCTGCCATTGCCGGTGTAGCTGCCAAAAGAAGAGTACCCGGCTACTGGGGCGAAGCAGTAGGCAATCGTGGAATAAGACCCAGCCCAGCCGTTACCCAGCGTCCAAACGGTTGATGTTGGAGCTGTGCTGTTCCAGATAGTGCTTGCTGCACTGCTTGCGCCAGTTGTGTTTAAGTTAATAGTGTTTGCCGCTCCAATAGACGTGTGGTAGCAGTACCAATCAGCCGTCAGAGTCCGAATCTTTTGGATAATAAAAGCCGGAGCGACATTTAATCCGTGCCCCACGGTGGCTGTACCTGACGATTGGGTTGTGAGCGAGACCACGCTGAACCCCGCACTCGCATTAGCCCTCACCTGACTAGTGATGGAGCCTTGTGTGTTCGTGACGGTGGAGCTGCCGGCGTCCCAGCACCAGGCGACAAGCGCGTCGCTGCTCTTGTTGTAACCCAGTGCAGACCCAACAGAAAAGCCATCGGAGTTAAAC